GAACCCCCTAAGTTTGACAAATCCTTAAACAGGCATTTGGATAAACTAATTAAGTTTAGTGACCTTGAAGATGGTCATCCAGCCATACAGTACTTGGAAAATAGACAAATTCCCAAAATACATTGGGACAAATTATACTTTTCAGAGAAATTTTATGAATGGTCACACACAATATTTCCTGAAAAATTCAAGAGTATAAATATAGATTATCCACGATTAGTCATACCCTTCTTTGACAAGTCTGGAGAAATCTTTGCTTATCAAGGAAGAGCTTTTGGTAACGAAGAACCTAGATATATCACCTTAAAAATTGTTTTAGAAAAAGAGAAGATTTATGGACTTGAACGTATTGATTTTGATTCTCATACATACGTTGTTGAAGGCCCATTAGATTCTCTCTTTATAGACAACTGTTTAGCAGTTGCCGGCGCCGATTTGAACTTATTGGAGTTAAGTCCAGAATCAACCACTACCATATACGATAACGAACCACGAAATGAACATACTGTTGAGCGTATGTTTAAATCTGTGGATAGGAATTATAACGTAGTGATTTGGCCACCAGAATTAAAAAGTAAAGACATCAATGATATGGTTCTTTCAGGAATGAAGAACATCAAAGATTTTATCGATGTACATTCATATCATGGATTAGAAGCATACCTCAAAATTAACCAATGGAAGAAAATATGAACCCTCAATTACAGACTGTACCAATAACTCAGACATATAAACCTATACCCATTTCTCGCACAATCAAAAAGACTATTACAGAACCAATCCCACATCAAAACCCCTTCCAAAATGAACTAAGTAAATTTGTATATTACAGAACATATTCCCGATGGGATGATGATAAGATGCGTAGAGAATCATGGGATGAAACAGTTGCACGAGCTGTAGTGTTTCTGAAAAAGATTAGTAAGAATAAATTAAAAAAATCAGATTATGAATTGATACATCAGTACATTCTTGAAATGAAAGTAATGCCTTCAATGAGACTATTGTGGACTGCTGGAAAACCAGCCGATATTAATAATGTTGCAATTTATAATTGTTCAACAGTTCCTATTGATTCTTTACATTCGTTTGGAGAAGTTTATTTCTTGTTGATGAGTGGTGTAGGAGTCGGTGTAGATGTTTCTAAAAGATATATTGAAAAGATTCCTAAAGTAAAGAAATTGAATGGAGAGAAGAGTATAATTGCATTTGAGGATTCCAAAGAAGGATGGGCAATCGGTACAATGGCAGTTTGTACAGCTATGTGGGAAGGATACGATGTAGAATGGGATTTGTCAAAACTAAGACCACAAGGAGCAAGACTCAAAACTTTTGGTGGTAGGTCATCGGGGCCTGGGCCTCTGGATGAGACTTTGCATTTCATCAAACACATGGTCGAAGCACATCGTGATCGTAAATTAAGTTCCATCAATGCATTTGATATTATTACTAAAATTGCAAATTCAGTAGTCGTAGGTGGAGTCAGAAGGTCATCGATTATTACCCTATCAGACCTTTACGATAGTGGAATGAGAGATGCAAAACAGGGTCAGTTTTGGGTAACAAATGCACACCGAGCTATGAGTAACAATAGTGCAATTTATGATTCCAAACCAAGTTCCATAGAATTTATGAAAGAGTGGTTAGCCCTTGCAGAGAGTGGTACAGGAGAACGTGGAATTTTCAATCGATATTCAATCAATAGTTTGATTCCAAAACGCCGGCGTAAGAGACAAGATTGGACAACTAACCCTTGTGGTGAAATAATATTGCGACCAAGAGGGTTCTGCAACCTCACAGAAGTAGTTATTCGTGCAGAAGATACTCTTGAGACTTTAATGGAAAAGATAAAAGTAGCGACTATGATTGGAACAATACAATCTACATTGACAAATTTTAGTCTCTTGGATGAGTTACACGATGATTGGAAAAAGAATGCTGAGGAGGAAAGACTTCTAGGTGTGTCCATGACAGGACAGATGGACAATCCAGATATTTTAACTGCTGACAATTTACAAGCATTGAGAGATTTTTCGGTAGGGGTGAATGTAGAAACAGCAGGGAGATTGAAGATAAACAGGTCAGTAGCTATTACTACTACAAAACCTAGTGGAACAGTATCAACATTAGTAAATTCTGCATCGGGGTTTCATCCACGATTTGCAGACTACTATATACGAAGAGTAAGAATTTCTGCAACAGATCCATTGTACAGAATGATGAAGGATCAAGGAGTAAAATTCTATCCAGAAGTTGGACAACCAGTAAAAACTGCAATGACATGGGTAGTTGAATTTCCTGTAAAGGCTCCAGAGAATTCAGTAAAAGTAAAAGATGTTGATGCAATTTCTCAACTGAAACAATGGTTAAAAATAAAACACAACTATACAGAACATACAGTATCAGCCACAATTTATGTCAAACCCGATGAGTGGTTTGAGGTTGGTAACTTTGTATATGAAAATTTCGATGATTTAGTGGGGGTGAGTTTCTTACCTAAAGATGACCACATCTATCAGCTTGCCCCTTACGAAGAAATTGATGAAAAAACTTATGATACATTACTTGCAGATTTTCCAAAAATAGATTATTCTAAGTTATCTAAATACGAGACAGAGGATAATACTACAGGAGCGCAAACGGTTGCGTGTACTGGAGATAGTTGTGAAATCATTTAATAGCAAGTTTTATGATAGAGGAAGTAGAAATAGAGTGCAAGGATTGCAACGCAACATTTAACTTACAACATAATTTAAATGCTGCAAGATACGAAATAGGATTTTGTACCTTCTGTGGTGGAGAAGATATTGAAATAGAAGAGGGTTTTGAAGAAGATGATGAAGAGGAAGATTATTATTAACCTAAATATTCCTAAGTGGAGTATTTATGAGTTACGAAAACCCTTGGCTATATAATGATAAAGTTTTTGAAAGTGAAGATATAAAAGACTATTACGGATTTTGTTATCTATTGACTGACCTTGAAAATGGTAAGCAATATATTGGAAGAAAGTACTTTTATTCCATTAGGAAGAAAAAAGGAATACGGAAAAAAGTACGATCAGAAAGCGATTGGAAATCCTATTACAGTTCATCAAAAAAGGTTAAACAAATAGTGCTGGAATCTGGCCATAGCAGATTCAAAAGAGAAATCTTATCTCTTTATTTAAAAAAAGGTCAAGTGAATTATAATGAAACAAAATTGTTATTTCAACATAATGTTTTAGAAGCTAGAGATGAAAATGGTGAAAAATTATATTATAATGATAATATTATGAATAGATATTTTTCAACAATTATGGAATAAAAGACTTGACATTTGAGATTCATCGTGTTATAATATAGGTATATAAAGTGAATAAAAGACTTACACAGTTAAAAAGTCTTATTGATGATGGTTTAATTCCAACCATTGTAGAAGTTAGAGCAAAACCAAAGGATTATTCCTATGAAGATGTTATAACTTTAAATTATGGAATCGTTCAAGACCTGTATGTGGGTAGTGAACAATTTGAAACTTGGTTTACCTATACTGGGCCCAAGCCTATAAAACTTAATGATCTTATTTTAAATAAAAATGAGATGATTGAAATTCTATTTAATTATTATGGAATATAATGAGAAAACAATTAAGCGAAAAGCGAAAACAAGAACTTCGTGACCAATTATCTAAAGCACGAAGTAAACGATCCCCAGCAGAATATAAGAACATACATCCAAAGGTATTAGAAATACCAGATGATGACCCCCTATCGTTGAAATCGATTAAGAAGTCGATTAAACATAGTAAGGATAGAGCCTCTGCATACCTTACCAACTCTCGTAGGAGAGGTGTAACTCCCAAACAATCAATTACAGATAAAATTCGTTCTGAAAATGTGAAAGCATATATTCGGTTCATGGAACATTATCTCAGAACAGGGGATTGGATTTCTGATTTTATGGGAGATGATGAAGAAAAGAAAACTCAATGGAAATGTGTCGCAATGGCCTATCATGCA